ACCTGGGCCAGCGACCCGCCGGTCGCTATATCATCCGAGCCGGACAGGACGACATACTGGGGAGATTGGACCAGCGACCCGGAGCCAATGTCATAAAATCGGGTCTCGGTCAGAGGCCCAAACGTCCCGCCCTCGCAGTAATTGTCGATCCGCCGGGAGGCGCCTTCCAGTATCCGACGTATGCTCCCGGCGTCGCTGGTCCAGCCGGAGGAGAACGCCGAGCCGGCCAGATAATCCCGGAGGTCGTCCGACGTGGCGTATGTGTGGCGTGTCGCCACTATTCCGCGGCCTCGTCGGACTTGTCCTCGGCAGTGTCCGCCATCTTATTCTCGGCTGTCCCGGTCATCTTCTCGAAGTAATCCGGGTATCCTTCCAGCGTGGCGTCCGGGACATCGTACTCTTTCCCTGATTCGTATGTTTCCCCGGTAGCTCCAAAGACTACGTTTTGAACGCATAATGCTAGTGGCATTTCTTTCTCCTTTGCTAAGGGGCGGGACCGAAGCCCCGCCCTCAAATTTATTAGGCGGCTCGCGGAATCTTGAAAGCAGCGGCGAGGCCGACCTGGCCGTCACCCCTGCGGGTAGCGAAGAAACCGATCTGGTCGTTCAATATTGTTACTCTCCGAAATCGGAGGACTGAGCCGTTTCCGCTCAGTTCTGACGGTTTCCCGCCAGTTCGGACTATATCATCATCCCAATGGGATGCTGGGCGCTCTAGCCGGTTATTAAGGAGCTGAACTCCTCCGGTAGTCTCTGAACCTTCCCCCGGTGTACCGAGGGCTTGGCTGCGGATTCCCTTATCCTGTGGACTTAGGGTTCCCGTCAATTCACCCAATTTGCAAAAGGTCATTGCTGACCAGTGGGGCGCGACCTTCACGTTAATTCAAGCCTATCGGCATCATGCCGGCGGCTGTCAATTCGTGAAAATTCTCAAGTTCACCCATGTACAGGCTGTCATTCCGGCGGATGGTGAAGCCCACCCGGTCGAAGATATAGTATTGTTTGAAGTCACCAAATATCCCAATTTTCTCCGTTGAGGTGATTGTCCCTCCCAAGCCAGATGCTACATCGGTCAAGACGTTTGGCCTGCCGAGGATGAAGTCCGCCGGCGCCGCGGTCAGACTTGGGATGCTATGCACCCCGGCGGCGGTGATGGCGATCGAGTTGATGAGGGACGCTATGGTGGACTTCATCACCCATGTAGCGTTGGCCCGGTGCTGGGCGTTCAATGCGTAGTATGTCCCGATCAAGTCAGCGCCCACGACCGAAGTCGCGTTAGCCATCGTATAGAAGGCCACATCGCCATCGCTCAGAATCCCGGCATAATTCGTCGTGTTATTCCCGGAGATTATACCAACGTCCTCGAACTGACCGGCGGCCTCCTGGAATATCTGTGAGAGGAACGCCGGGAGGTTGATGGCCGAGTCGTCCAGAAGTTCGCGGCTGACCTTGACCAGCCCGCCGGACTTCTCAACGGAGAAATTCACCTGACCGACCACCGGCGTGGACTCGGTCGGTGCCGCTTCCTCAGCGATTGCCGCCCAGGTTGCACTCGCCAGCGTCGGCAAATATCCATCCTTACCAGACACACGGATAACGGTGCATAGGGGCCGAAGCTGTGAGCCAGGTACGCCCGTATCATGCACAACGGTATTCAGAAACAATTCTGGGACGAAGAAGCCACCTTCTGCCATCTGTTACTCCTAGACTTATCGGTGTCTAGTGGGCCAGTCATTTCTGCTGGCCTCTCATGGTTTCCCATGAGGTCGGACTATCTCATCAACTCCTAAGAGTTGTCGGGCGCTTGTGAGGTTTATTGATTCGGTTCTCACCCTCTAGTCTCTGAACCTTCCGACCTACCCTTACCCGTTCGGTCGGCTTGGCTGCGGATCGGCTTGCCTTTCGGTTTAGCGTTCCCGCAATTCACCCGATTTTCATTTAACTATCGCTAGCTAACGGGACACAAAAGTTTATCCGTATCTTCTTGCATGGCCTTGATCTCGTCGGGGCTGGCAGTTTTCCAGAACATATCCTCAGATGGCGACCGGAACCATTTGATGAAGGTATCGGTCATAAACCGGGCTTCTTCCTTGATGTTGTCGCCCATCTGCTCCTGGACCCACAACGGCTGAGCCATCGCTGGCATACCTTTGACCCAAGACGCTGGCTTATAGTTCGCCTTGAGATTTGCCGTGCTATCCATCGGGTTGTATATCGCCACGTCGTTGGACGTGACCGGGATCGAGTTCAGCGGCTGATTAAATTCCCCGCGCAGCTTCCTCACCTGAGAGGCGGCGGCGTCGATCTCATCCGCTTTGACCATCGTGGCCTGGGCTTCGTCGGCCAATCTCTGGAATGTTTCAATCTCACCCTGCTCGACGGCTGTCTGAGCCTGGTCAAGCAAAGCGGCGGCCTGATTCCTTAATTCTTTTGTATCCATTTATAACTCCATTATTGATTAACTTTTAACGCGAGGCGCATCCTAGCAAGGCGGAGCCGTCGGATGGCCGTGTCCGCGGCGGTCATGGTGGCCGTGGCGGAGGCGGTTTGGTCGTCTGCCATAGATTCGCCGGTGGCTGACTCGAACAGGATGCCGTTGTGGTCGCGACAGAAAGACCGGGCCTGGGCCTCTGTCCAATCCTCAACTGACATCCGGTAAGACGTTAATGACCATTCCTCGGTCTGAGCGTGGCGTCCGAAAATGATGGTGATCTCTTTTCCGTCATAATCGCCGCCCTCGATGGTCTCGGAGGATGTGCGGAATCTGTTGTACTTCTCCGGGTCGCGGATGCGGCAAGCGTGGAAGTTAGGATATGGCTTGATCTCCGGCTCCGGGGCGGCATAGCTGCCGCCGGACGTCGCCGACTCATAGGCCGAATGGCTCGCGCATGGCATCCAGACGGATTCCCCGTCGACCTCCATCCGGTGGGCGCCGGAGCATCCCAGCGCCTCGGCCCTGGCTTCTGCCTCGGCCCGACTTTCGAATGTGTCCGGCGCCTTGGTGGACGCCGACTTTGCCGCGATCGTAGCGGTCGAGGGCGAAGCGCCCCGGATAACCGCGGAGACTTCGACCCAGTCGAGGTTGAGGATTCGCCGGGTCGTTGTCTTGCCGGCCCGGTCATAGGCGACCGAATCGCCAGCCGGTAAGTTGAAGCCCACCGACCATTCCCGGATATATTCTCCGGCGACGTTGGAGTAAGCCTCGCGGCCAGCCTGAGTCTCCAGGTTCATCTGCATCCGGGCATATAACCGATGCTCATCCCCGATGCCGCCCTTCTCAGCCTGGGCAAATATAACCTTTCCGACCAGCTTCCCCTGGTCGTGGCCGGCCAAAACCGGAATGGGGAGATTGCCGCGGATGCTGGCATCGAAAGCCGCGGGATCGATTATGTCGCCGTCGGAGTCGCGGACACCCATCGTATTGACGTAGGCTTCCACGATCCCTTGGCGATCATCAACGACCTTGGCGTCGGACAGATAGAACTTGGTAATCACGCTAATTCCTCCGGCTTATAATTCCTCGGCATTGGCTGCCAGTTCAGGGTTCCGTTGGGGTGGTCGTCAATGTCCTGGGCTTGCTCCACCGTGTATATCTGGCCGTTGCGCTCGGCGCACGTCCGGCCATATGGATCGCCGGGGTCGACGTATGTGTCGTCCGGGTCGCCGTCGATGTCGTCGGCGCGGACATGTCGAAAGCCCTGCTCCTTGAAGAAGCCGATGCTGGTTTGGTTCTGGCATCTCATTATTTCGGTGCGGGCAATCAACCGGGAGCGGTTCTCAGTCTCGGTCAGGATCGACCGCAATCCGGGAAACTTGTCAGCCGGTACTCCCCGCGCCAGTTGGGAGATGGAGTAGCCCTCCTCAAGAGCGACGGCCACCGCCCGGCTGATGGTTTGGTTGGTCGTCCGGTGGATCATCGTCGCCCGGCTGGGCGCCTGGACCAGGACCGACTGCACAAATGGCAATCGCTGCGACCATTCCAGAGTTCCGGCGAGGCCGTTCTCGTTGATGGCATCCACGGTTTTCTTGCTCATCCGGAGCATGGCCCGCTCGACGATTGCGACCAGGTCGGGCAGGGCGCCGTCCGGCAAGAGCGCCGCGGGATTAAAGTCTGGCGGAAAGTCCTTGGACTCCGCTCCGCTGCGCTCCATCCACCGGCCCAGGATACCGTCCACGCGATTACGCAATCCGCGAAAATACCGCTGGACTTCCTTGGTCATCTGGTCGGTCTCGGTCTCCCGGTCCTCCAGCAATTGCCGGCGCAATATCCCGGCGCGTCTTGCTGGTCGCGGCGCCTTGACCGTCGGCAGTTCCTTAAGCGTCCCGGTCGGGAATGATTCCTCCACCGGAGCGGCGCCGACCGCTACCGGGGCCGGGGCGCCTTCCTCAATCTCAAATACCGCCGCCGGTATACGCCGGACGGCTCCCTCGGCCAGGGATTCCAATCCAAGCTGCTCCCTGGCTTCGTTCAATGTCAGGATGCCGCCGGCAAATAGCCCGGTTACTCTGGAGGTCATCGCCTCCCGGTCGTCAAGCCCGGACCGCATCGCGGCCCAGTCTACCGTCAAGGTTTCGTTGCCGGGGTAGTCGTCCATCATGTTCCGGTTAAAATGGCGGAGGATTCGGGAGACCATTGGCTCCAGAGTCTCGGAGTGGAAGGCCATCCGGGCCTCCCTGTAATTGGAATAAGTCGAGCGCTGCAACCCCACATTGGCCCCGACCAGGATGGCCGGGACGCCAAAGACGGCGCAGATGCGGGACTCGGTCAGATCGTGGAGTTCAGGAAGCGCCATGTCCTTCGGACTGTTAGCCATCGGGACATAGTCGGCGTCCTCGTCAAGTATGGCGACGCGGTGGAAGTTGGAGCGGCCACCGAATTGGGACCGCCACCGGGAGCGGATCACGCTGGCCTCCTCCTGGGAATTAAGGCGGCGCTTGATCTTTAACAGGCCACTGGGAACGCCGGCGTTCTGGAAATAGACTTTTGCGAAGTCGGTCATGTTCAAGTCTAGGTTGACGTTCCGCGCCAGGACTTGCAGAGGACTCAGGCCGTACAGGTCGCCGCCGGGATTGGGCAGCGCCAGATGGCAGACGTCCTCCCGTGGGATGCTGTAGTCCTTGCCGCCGACCGTGTAGACGTATCCCTCACTCCCGTGGTCCCCGCCAATGATCCGGACCCGGTCAGGGCGGAGAAGATAGAGCGCCGAGACTTTGCCGGACCTGGTCCGCTCCTTGAGCGTGTAGGCGTTGCCGGCCACCATCAGGAAGGTCACCAGATTCTCAATGAAGGAATACCAGTCAGAAGTCGGGTTCGGTTTGGATGTTATATCGTAAAGGGCGCCGGTCGTTACCTCGACGGCGCCGCCGTCAACGGCTGGAGCCTGGACGTAATACCGGGGAGAAGCCGCTGAGACTGCCAACTCGCGGATGCAAGCGTGGACGATCTCGCTCTTGCCGTAGCCCTCAGATGCGAAGGATTCGAAGCTGGCGTCCGGGTAGCTGGCTTGGCCCACGTCGTAATTGAGCGGGACCGAGACCGCCACGTCGCCGGGTGCTTTGCGGAGTAAATCCCAAAAAGCCAAAAGCGACCTCCACCGGCTTCGGGCGATTAACGCCTCGGACACTTGCCGGATTGGGTCACTCCGGATAATCTAGCATAACAATGGGCAAAAGAAAAGCCCCGGCGTTGGCCGGGGCTTTGTGGCTTGTCCTAGTACTTAATATAAGGACTCGTAAATCTCGTTAAAGTTGCTCTCCGGGGCTATCAGAATTGCCAGCCAGCCACCGGATTTTCCTACCCAATCAATTTTATAACCATTATCGTCAACTATCGGGTATTCAGCCCACGCTAGGCTAGCGTCATTACTGATTATCTCCTCCGCAACCGGGTCGGTTACTAATACAGCACCATTTTGGCTCAATGACTTGATAGCTACCTCCGCGTTCTCGTAAATCTCGTTAAAGTTGTAGGTCATTGGTGCGCCTCCTCGTTTGCTTTACTATGTTTATTTTACTATATGTCCGCTACAAAATGCAAGCTTTATTTCGGCTTATTTGGCCGATTTTATAAATTCATATAAACTCATTGGAAATGCCGGGGTATGTCTGGAAAGTCCGGGGATTAGAATCCCCGTTCATTAAGGAGGTCAGGATGCCAGAGCCAGGAGAAAAGGCGAGAGGCGACGCGATCGGAAGGAACCCGAAGTCGTATTATGTTTGGGCCGAGTGTCCGGGTTGTGAGACCGGGCGGTGGGTTAATCCCAAGCCATCATATCAGGCATCAAAAAACCGGGTCAGGCTTTGCAAGACACACGCGCTCAAGATCAATCGCTTTAACTTTCGATTGCCGGGCAGCTCCGGCGCGGAGGGATATGCCCTGAAAGGGCGCGCCACCGATTAACTTTTGCTACTTTTGAGACCGGCCCGTCCGGGCCTTTATCGGCCAATAGCGGCGGAGTAATGAGCCAGCCAGCCGGAGCAAATCGCCCGGCCTGGACTCATCCGTCCGGCTCGGCAGATCCGGTGCGATGGTCGGCTTGTACGGCTGAATCTGCCGGGTCGGGCCGGTGCAATACATCAGACCGTCCTCGTATCGGTAGGACAGATGCCGCCGGTCCTGGCGGATGGTATACGTCACGC